ATCAGTAGTATCAGTAGTATCAGTAGTATCAGTAGTATCAGTAGTATCAGTAGTATCAGTAGTATCAGTAGTATCAGTAGTATCAGTAGTATCAGTAGTATCAGTAGTATCAGTAGTATCAGTAGTATCAGTAGTATCAGTAGTATCAGTAGTATCAGTAGTATCAGTAGTAGTATCAGTAGTAGTATTAATAGTAGTAGTAGTTGTATTCCCCTGTTTATTATATTTTTTATTAATATAATCTTCTATATATTCATCAGTAAAAAAGCATCTTACTGATTTTAAATGTCTTTTTAATAGTGATTTAAACTTAAACCCTTCAAAACATTTAGGGCATTTTAAATTATTCATTATTATTTAATATAATTAAAAATATAATGTTAATTAAATAGTAAATATATTTTATTTTTTAAATTAAATAAAATATAAAATAATTGTTTGATGTAAAAAATATAATAATAAATGTAAAAATTAAATATAAATTAATAATAATTAAAAAATAAAACATAATTTGTATATATAATATTTATTGATAGGTTTAAATATAAAGATTTAAAGTATAATTTATTATATTTGGTTAGATAGTCCATATTTGTTAGGTTAAATAATAGTAACTATTAATGTAAAGTCCTATCGATTGGACTTTGGGAGGTTTTTGTATTTTTATATTTATATTTCATAGAAAATATAATTTTACTTTTTATAAAAAATATAAAAAAATAATAAAAATTGTTGATAGGTTTAAATATAAAGATTTAAAGTATAATTTATTATATTTTTTTAGATAGTCCATATTTGTTAGGTTAAATAATAGTAACTAGTAATGTAAAGTCCAATCGATTGGACTTTGGGAGGTTTTTGTATTTTTATTTTTATATTTCATAGAAAATATAATTTTACTTTTTATAAAAAATATAAAAAGATAATAAAAATTGTTGATAGGTTGCTAACCTTTTATATTTCAAGCAACATTTATTTTTATATTTTTTACTTTTCAATTTAGTTTTCTTTATATAGGTTTTAAATCTATATACTATTTCATTCATCATTAGTTTTACGTATCCTTAAATAAATAAGTATGTTTATAAATTGATAAACCATATAAACTTAATATATCAATTATAAAAAAAATCAAATAGATAAAAATACAATAAAAGATAAACAAGGACTACAAACAAGTATTGAATATATTAATAACTTTTTAAAACAAAATAAATCATTAAATATCATATATGAACACAATATTTTAAACTTTTAAAGTTTAGTATATCTAGGTTATTTAAAATGAGTGTTGTAAATTATTAGTGGAGAGTTTTATAAATTTTAAATTTTAATTATATATATAAAAGGTATATTTTTAAAAATATTTTTAAATAATATCTAAAATAATAAAACTATTTTTTTGTATAATGGGCTTATCCTAAAATAAATAAGTGTAGTTTTGTTTTTATATTAGCCTTATCCTTAAATAAATGATTGTGTTTATTAAATGATAAATCTAAAAGAGCTTTTTAAAGCCTTGAATTTATTTGACGGTTATTATATTTAAAGTAGATATTTATTATTAATTATTTAATTAAATGAATTAATTAATTTCAAACTATTTTAAGGTAACATTAAAACATATACTATATAATTATGGTTAATATCTTTTATTAATCTATATTATTACCTCTTCTACAATAAGAATTATAGTATTGTATATTATCTTATATTTAATGATATATTTTGTTTTAATAATTTACTTAAAATATTTATATAGCTTTAAGTAAATCACCAAGTCCACGAACTGTAGCACTTGGTATATGCCATTTATTTTTGTCTGATGTTTCTCTTACCATAATAATATTATTTGTATATATTCTTTCTAAATTTGAAACTGTTTTTAATTTTTTTATTAATATATGTTTTTTAGTATTAACAATAGTATTTATTTTGTTAATAATTGTAATATCATTTTTTTGGAATTTGTAAATTCTGATTATAAAATTATATAATCCGTTATCTTTACTTACTGAATATTTAATAATATTTTTATCAACTTTATTATCATTTATAATTGCTATCCAATTAAGATATTTATTTTTATATGTTATATCTTTATTTTTTTTATTAAATGAAATAACTATATTACTAATCATAACAACTAAATAACTATATTTATCATTACTATATAAATTATCTGATATTTGTATAGTAGGTTGTTTATTTAGTTTATTTTTATCTGTAAAACATTTTTGTGTAATATTATTAAATTGACTTGAATTTTTTACAGTTTTTTTTTTGTTACTATTGTGATTATTAGTTATTATGTTATTTTTTTTTGTAAGTGTGTCAAGTTCTTTATATATGGTACATTGTGATTTTGATAAAATAGCATTTTTTAGTGTTAACCCTTTGTCTTTTTTATAAATAATTTGTATTAAATTATTTACAATAGAATCTTTACTATTATGATTACCATTACCATTACTATTACGATTACCATTACTATTATTTATCATTTATATATATTATTACGTATTTACTATATTTACCATATATACTATATTTATTTAATATTTATTTTATATTTATTTTATATTTATTTTACATTTATTTAATATTTATTTTATATTTATTTTATATTTATTTTATATTTATTTTATATTTATTTTATATTTATTTAATATTTATTTTATATTTATTTAATATTTATTTAATATTTATTTTATATTTATTTAATATTTATTTAATATTTATTTTATGTATCCAGAACAAAGATATATACATAAAATGTCTGTTCGTTTGAATATATAAAAACAGTTTGCGAATCTATAAATTGTGAATTTATAAATAGAATTAATAGAAAATCACATATATATATATATATATATATATATATACGATTATGGTAATATTAAACCTTTTGATGATATTTTCAAAATAATATTTTTATATTTTTTTAAAAAAACCTCTGATGTTGATATATATAAAAATAATATAAAACATATAAAAACTCAAAGTTATAAAATTAAAAAGACAATTAAAAATAAAATTAAAGATAAAAATAAAATTAAAGATAAATGTGAAAAGTGATATTTTATAATTAATATGTATGTGAAATAATATAAAATAGACAAACACATTATGAGATATTACGAACCAAATATAAAAACAATATAAATTATAATAATTGTTATAATTTATAAAAAATAAATATAGTTATAAATTATAATAATTAAATAAAATTTAATATTTTAATAGTGGTTTATTTGAAGATACTCTAATATACAATAAAAAATAAAATGGATGAAAATAATGAATATCATTCAATTAGGCTTATCCTTAAATAAACGGGTGTGTTTATCATTTAATAAACACACCCGTTTATTTAAGGATAAGCCTAATATTAAATAGTTTTACACCTTTGGACATTTAAAACGCCGGTATTATTAATTATTATATAAAAATTAATAAAAATTGAAATATATTATATATATATATATAAATATATAGTCTATAATTAATATAATAATTAGTATGGAAATGAGTTTTATTGATATGTCTGCGAAAGATTTTATTAATCATATTATCAAATTTAAAAATGTTGAAGACATTTTAAAATTAGGTAAAGAACAAAGAGATAAAGGGTTTATATATGAAAGATTATGGGACATTGTTATTAAATTAGGACATTGTAGTAAATTTCCAAACTCTAAATTTATTCATAAAATTGGTAATGTTGATGATTGTAGTTTAAAAAACTTAGAAAATCTTAATTTATACTTAAATAATGAAAAAGTTTATAGCGGTAATAAAGGCGGTAAATCTGATATTACATTATACAATAAAGAGGATGATAAATATATTTTCATTAGTTCTAAATTTTATCAAATTATAAGTGATGATGGTATTATTAAAAATAAATCAATTGATAAATATGGTATTTCTGATATTATTGCTATGGCTTCTAAAAATAGACATTTATATAAAAAGTATGATATATTTTTATTTGTTAATAATAGAAATTTAGTTTTAGAAAAATCATTTAACGCTAATAAATCAAATAAATTTATTACAGAAGAAATAAAAGAAGAAAATATATTAGACTTATATGACCTTAATAAGTGTTTCTTATCATTAAAAGAAGATATTTTGAAAAATTTAGATATTAATCCAGAATTAAATTATAATGAATTATATCTATCACCAAAAGATAAATTAGATTTAAGATTTCATCAAGAATTTATTACGACAAAAACTTCGTCTTTGATTGAAGAAGGTAAAAAATGTTTCTTATGGGGTTGTAAATGTAGAAGTGGTAAAACATATATGGCAGGTGGAATTATTATTAAACAATTTGATGTTAAACAAAAATTAAATGTTCTAATTATTACACCAGCACCAACTGAAACAATGCCACAATTTACGGAAGGATTATTTAATAATTTTAGAGATTTCAATAAATTTAAAATTCAACAAATTGATGGTAATAACATAAAAAAATTAGATGTTGTTCAAAATAATATATTTGTTATGTCTAAACAATTTTTACAAAATTATGTAAATGAAAAAACTATTATGAAAATTAAAAATTTAAAATTAGATATTATTATATTTGATGAAAATCATTTTAGTGGAACAACTGAAAAATCTAAAAATATTTTAAATTCATATTCAACAGAAAATACTATAAAAATATATCTTACAGCAACTTATAATAAACCATTAAAAGAATGGTTAATTCCAGATGAATGTCAAATGTATTGGGATATTGAAGACGAACAAATATGTAAATCTATTATGATTGATGAAATTAATATTAATAAATTAAAAGAGAAGCATGGAGATATTATTACTCATACATTAGAGTATTATTCAAATAAAGGATATTTAATTACAGATATATTTAAACCATATCTAAAAATGCCCGATTTATGCTTACTTACAAATTTATATGATAAAGAAAGATATAAAAAACTAAAAGAAGAATATATGGGAAGTAAGTATGGATTTTGTTTTGAAACATTATTAAGTTTAAATGATACAAAAACAAAATTTAATTATGAAACGCAAGTTAAAACAATTTTACGATATATTTCTGGTTCAAACAAAGGAAAAGATTTTAAATTTGGAGATAAATCAATATTTGGAAGAATAAATAAATTATGTTCCATTAAGAATACAAGAACACCATATATTATGATTTGGTTTTTACCAAGTGATAATATTAATGAAATATCTTTATGTTTAGAAAAATTAATAGATGAAGATACAGAATTAAAAAAATATAATGTTATGTGTATTAATCGTAAAACTGAAAAATTACCAAAAAAAGATGTTAAAGATGCAATTAATAATATGGAATTAAAATCAAGATATGATAAAAAAGACGGATTAATTTTATTAGTTGGAAATATGTTATCTCTTGGAATTACAATTGAAATGTGTGATGTTATATTTTTAATGAATAGCACTTTATCGTCTGATAAAGTTTTACAACAAATGTATAGATGTATGACAGAAGGAGTAAATAAAAATCTTGGTATTGTAGTTGATTTGAATATTAGTAGAGTATTAAATATATTTATGAATTATACTATTTATAAAAATGAATTATCACCAGAAGAAAAAGTAAAATATTTAATTGATAATCATTTAATTAACATTGATGTGGATTTAATGGAAACTAATAAAATTAATAGCGATGTTATAGTTAAAGATTTAATGGATATTTGGAAAAACGACCCAATCAATAGTATTAAATCCCTATTACGAAATCTAATAAATGAATACGAAAATTATGAAAATCATACTCAAAAAAAATTAAATTCTATTTTTACAAAGTCGTTAAATGGAGAAACTAATATTCCTACAAAATTATACTTAATTAGTGATGATGAAGATATTCAAGATGAAATACAATCTGGAAAAGAAAAGAAAAAGATAATAGAAGATGATAATTCAGATATTGAAGAAAAAAAGAAGAAAAAAGAAGAAGAAATAATAATATCATTTACAAAAGATGTATTACCTTATATTATACCTTTAACTTGTATTTTAACTATAAAAAACTCAAATACAGATTTTGTAAAGATGTTAAATGATATTAAAGATAATAAAGAATTATTAGAAATATTTGATGACCAATGTTTTATATGGTGGAAAAAAAAAGATTTAATAGATTTTATAAAAAGTTTAGTAATCAAATATTTTGATAAATCTTCTAATACATATAAAATCTCAGTACAAATAAAGACCTCAATGAAACAATTAATAGATAATCCAACGGAATTATTAGAATTAATAAACTATAGTTTAAGACCAAAAGATATAGAAAAAAAAAAATTTGGAGAAGTATTTACATCAATGATTTTAGTTAATGAAATGTTAGATAAATTACCAAAAGAAGTATGGGCGAATAAAGACTTAAAATGGTTAGACCCAGCAACAGGTATGGGTAATTTTCCAATAGCAGTATATTTAAGACTTTTGGAAACACTAAAATATATTATTCCAAATAATGAAGAAAGAAAACAACATATAATTGAAAATATGTTGTATATGTGTGAATTAAATAAAAAGAATGTTTTAATTACTAAACAAATATTTGATCTTAATAATATGTATAAATTAAACTTATATGAAGGTGATAGTTTAAATTTAGATACAAATAAAGAATGGAATGTAAAACATTTTGATATTATTATGGGTAATCCTCCTTATCAACAAGTTGATGAAAACGGACATTCAAAAGGAGGCGGTAATAACTTATATACAAAATTTATATACAAAGGATATGAATTACTTAACAAAGACGGATATTTAGTATTCATTAATCCGCCTACATATTTTGGTGTTGGTAGAAGCAATAATAAAGATGATATGAATATTAGAAAAGATATATTCAATAATTGTAATATATTGCATATTAACTTAGAAGAATGTAATAAATACTTTCCAGCTATTGGAAGTCTATTTATATATTATGCCCTTCAAAAAACAAAGAAAGTGAGTGAAAACTTAGAAATATTATGTAGATATGATAATAAAAATTATAAAAGTATTATTAATCAACAACTGTTAAATGATATGGTTTATATTCCATATTTATTAACTAATACAAGTATCAGTATATGTAAAAAATTAAGAGATACTGTAAATAAATTAAAAATATTTCATAGTCCTGATAATAGGGGAGATAAAAAACATGTTAAAAAACTAAAAAATGAAGAATTTAAATATCCAGTTCAAGCAACAGGTGTTCAAGTTTTATATTCATCTAAACCATGTAAAAATCAAACTAATAAAAAAGTATTAATGTCTGAAAGTGGATATTTAAGACCATTTTATGATAATGGTGTTTTAGGAGTTGGAGGTCATTGTTTTTGTTGTTTAGTTGAAAATCAGCAAGAAGGCGACTATATTATTAAGTTATTAGAAAGTAGATTATATACATTTTATATTAATATTAATAAATGGTCGGGATTTCATCATGTAAAAGTTTTACGTGATATACCATATATTGAAATTGAAGACATTGATGATGACAAAATATATAAATATTTTAATCTAAATGAAGAAGAAATAAAGTTTATTGAAAATGTTATTAGTAAAACTAATAAAGATATTAAAAAAGAAAAACCAAAATCAGATTATCAAACAATTAAACATAAAAGAAAGAATTATTATTTAGTTGAAAATAAAGTTTATAGTATAAATAAAAATAAATCACTTGGAGAATTATTCGGCAATTATGTAAATGATAAAGTTGTTAAAATTATAAAAAATAATAGTGAAGTTGTTGAAAATATAAAACCAGAAGAAAAAGTTAAATCTAAAACAGATTATCAAATTGTAAAACATAAAAGAAAGAATTATTATTTGATTAAAAATAAAGTTTATAGTATAAATAAAAATAAATCATTTGGTGAAGTATTCGGTAATTATATTAATGAAAAAGTGGTTGAAATTAAACGAGACAATATTAAAACAGTTAAACTTAAACCTATAAAAGTAGTAAAAAAGAAATCTATAATTAATATGGATGATGATATTAATATAAACGATACTATAAATATACTTGAACCTAAAAAAATAACTAAGTCAAAATCCAAAGATATTAATATTTAATTTAGATATAGTTATACAAAATAAATAAAAAGTTTTGTATAATTATATAACTGTTTATGGAGACTCTAATATTATTTATTAAAAACTTAAAAAATTAAAATTAAATTATATAAAAGTTTATGAGGATTTGTTGAACTATTTTTTATATTTTTTATATTTTTTATTATTAATAAAACTAAGTTTTTAGAAAAACGAGTGTATAAGTGATTTTTAGTGGTGTAAAAAGTGGCACACAAGTCCCAACTACTCTATATAGATTACTGCTACTTGTGTAGGCAAGCCCAAAAATTTAAAATAATATAATTATAAAAATATATTGTTTTTAGAAAAACGAGTGTATAATTGATTTTTAGTGGTGTAAAAAGTGGCACACAAGTCCCAACTACTCTATATAGATTACTGCTACTTGTGTCCCACCACCGTAAAATTAAAAAAAATATAATAAAAAAAAATATATTGTTTTTTTT